ACCATGCAATGATCAGTGTGGCTCTTAATTCGCATGCCACGACCAGCCATCTGCACGTACAAGCTTGGGCTCATGGTAGGGCGCAACATCGCAATCAAATCAATGTCGGGATAATCAAAGCCAGTCGTCAATACATTGGCGTTAGTAAGCGCCCGTAACGTACCAGACTTAAAATCCGAAAGAATCTTCTCGCGCTGTTTTTTAGGCGTCTCACCGGTCACGCAATCAGCCGCAATGCCGCTCTGTCGCAAAATTTCTGCAATGTGGTGCGCATGCCTGACACCCGTGCAAAATATCAACCACGCTTTGCGGTCGCCTGCCAATGTAATAATTTCATGAACCACCTTTTCGTTCTTGTCCTTGGTGTCTACCGCGGCCTGCAACTCAGCCTCAATGAACTCACCGCCACGTTTCTTAACGCCAGAAACATCAAGCTTGGTTTTGGTGAGCTTTGAGCGCAACGTTGACAAGTGGTTCTTGAAAATCAACTCCTCAATGCTCACCGGCTCAATCAACGAATCAAACAACGCCGGCTTGTCGGTAATCAACCCATGCCCCAACCGATACGGTGTGGCCGTCAATCCCACCACGCGCAGCGCTGGGTTGATTGCTTTTAAATCGCCCAACAATGTGCGGTAGCCCCCTTCATCTTTGTGATTAACCAGATGGCACTCGTCAATAATCACAAGGTCTACATGCCCAAGGTCATTAGCTTTGTTGCGCACCGACTGGATGCCTGCAAACGTAATGGGCTCACCCAAGTCCTTGCGGCCAATGCTAGCGCTGTAAATGCCCAGCGGTGCACCACGCCACTGCTGTCGCATCTTCTGCGCGTTCTGCTCAATTAACTCCTTCACATGCGTCAGCATCAGAACGCGAGTCTCTGGCCAGTTTTGAATAGCGTCCTTGCACAGCGCCGCCACAATGTGACTCTTGCCGGACCCAGTCGGCAGCACCAGACATGGGTTGCCCTTGCCGCCTTCCTCAAACCATGCATACAGCTGGTCAATAGCCCGTTGCTGGTAATCACGCAAACTTATCATCCAACAATCCTCCCACCAAAATCTTTGCGAATCTCAGCAATAAATTCATCACCACTAATGCAAGCGGCAGCATTCGCCAGCAACTCTTTAGATCCGTACACGCCTTCTATCTCAGGGTCTCCGTTGGCCACGTTCACGCCATTGATTTCATAGACAGCCGTCCACTCGTCTGGACCTTCCATGCGTTGCCACGGGACCAAGTCAGGGTGCAGCACATGCCCATCACATCCGACACGTTGCGCGTCAACGGGTATCACGTCGTCCCACTTGGCGCAGTGCCATGTGCTATCGGCCCTCGGTGTAGCCAGTGCACATGTGCGGCAGTTGGCATGTTTGGTCTTTTTGCTGTCATGGCAAAACTCATGCGCATCGCAAAACTTGCACTGATACCAGCTCGGGTCCGAGCTGATAGGCGGCGGCATCCGCTCAGCTTGCGCAATGTAATGGCCGCGGCGAATCGCCTTGTCTGCAACTTCTTGGTCAAGCTTCACGCGCTCTGTGTGAATGCGGTCGTCGTCTTTGCAGACCGCCACGTACAGTGCGCGATCAATATTGGTCCCAGCCATATACAGCTGCATTTGCACAAAATGCTCAGGCTTGGAATTCTCCACGCCGTCCTTAACCAATGCGTCAAACGACTTCTTGTTGTGTGTTTTGAATTCTGCGATGTGCTTAGCCTTTGGCGCTCCCGGCACACCCTTGTCGATGATGGCGTCTAACGATCCTGATACGTGACTGCCAAAGTCAACACGGTGCTGCGCAGACACCTTGCGCACATCCAAGCCAATTGCTCTCAGGTCAGCAATGATGTGCGCCTCTTCGTTTTGCCCCCTGCGGAACAAACGCAAGATGCGCCCTGAAAACTTAGGCTGCACAGCCCAACGAAATGACAGCCACAGCCAGCGGTCGCACACATGGCCCAAGGTACTTGCCCCCAAATGCGGACGAGGATCTTCTTTGCGGCTTTCATGGTGCTGATCAATCAGCGCTTGAATGTTGTGATCGGACTCTGGAATTTGCATAAGTTCTCCTGAATTAAAATTGCCCAGCCCCTGATACCAAGAGCTGGGCGCGTCACTTACTTCTTAGCCCAAGGTGGCGCAGACTTGCCAGTTGCTGGCGCTTCAGCTGCGGCTACTGGCTTAGCTGTAGCAGGAGCTGCGCTGCCGCTCACGGATTTAAACGCACGGACTTCGTTGCTTGCACCGTACTGCGCATCTTCCTTGACCTCCAGCTTGATGCCAATCTGACCGCCAATCAGCTGGTCGGTGTCGGTCACCTTGGCCAACCCAATCGCACGCATGATGTCGCCCAGCTGCTGGCGACCGATCTCCTCCGCTTTCGGGTTCGGGTTCTTAATGTTCAAGTTGCCGAACACGACACGGCCTTGATGCGTCGGGCCGGTGACGTCGTAACGAATCTTGATGTACTGACCGTTGCCAGCCTTGGTGTCCTTGAGCTCACACTGGGTGATGCTGGCTGTATACCAGCCGGCAGGCAGTGGCTCATAGCTTCCGGTGTTGCCCTGTGGCAGCTCGTTAACGTCAAAAGTTTCTGTAAGAAAGGCCATGGTAATTACTCCTTGATAGTGATTTTGAAAGATGGACGGCCAGCTTTGGCCGTGATTGCACCAGCCAATGGCTTGGTAATGGACTCGTCTGCTGATTTCCAAACGGCCATGTTGATCTCGGGCTTCCAGCGAAAAAGCTTAGACAGGTGGTCGGTCAGACCGAACTCAGCTGCAAGCTCCTGCACCTTTTCGCCATCGACTTTGCGATCAATGCGACCCGCGATCTTGACAACAAAGCCTTCCGGCTCTGCTGTCTCGGTGGATTCAAAGTTTTCAGGGATCGACAAAAATTTGACGATCTTGTCCTCGACTTTGCGACGCTCTGTAGTAGCGTGGTCTTCAGCGTTTTTGTAGCTCAACCACTGAGCGCTCAGCTCTTTGAGTTCGTTCATGCTTTGCCGCCTTTCTTCTTGCCGGCAATCTTAGTAATGATGGCTCCAAGATCAGGTGCTTCCCAGTTGTCCAACTTACCCGAGCGATCCTTGGCCAGCCATAGTCCATCGCTGTCGCACATCAGCGCACGTTGTGTCAGACCCTCAGCATCGCGCTCTACACGCAGCGCCAGCACTTCGTCAAAGAAGTAGGGCAGACCTTGGGTCAGGCTCTTACCCGGCATCCCCGGGTTGTAGAGCATCTTGCCCATCTCGTCTGTGGACTTCTCCAGCTTGGCTGACATGTACACATGCTTGCCGGGCAGATCGCGGAAAGCGCGAATCAGCTCTTGCATCGTTGTGTTCATCTCGCCGTACGCAGCGCGACCGTCCTTCGACTTCTTCATCTCATGCGACAACACTACCTCGGCTACTTCCGAGATACTGTCCAACGCAACCGATTGATAGTCGGCGGCTTCTTTACTGTCGCGACACCACGCAAACGCCTCGCGCAGATCATCCATCGAAGCAATCTCGATGTAAGGTAGGTCAGCGTCCTGAATAGACAGCAAGCCCCCCTCAGCTGACAGCACAATTACGTTTGGCAGAGTTTTAACCAATGCGGTCTTACCTGCGCCGGCTTGTCCGTAGACAAGAATCTTCACTCCATTTGCGGTCAATCCGCCCGTTGTCCTTAAATTGATAGCCATGTGGCTCTCCTTTAAATTTCACCTCCGTCTGGAAATCAGTTCGAGGTGTGACTAGACTATAACCGATTTTCGTGTAAGATGCACGCATGGTCGAAATTTTTTTTACGAGGATGCAAATCATGATGACTGTTGAGCAGATCAAGAAACGACTGGAGGACGCTAACCTTAAGCGGGTGGCGGAGAATGCCGGCGTGCATCCGGCCACGCTTTACCGGTTCATGCAGGAGGATTCCAATCCTCTATATGAGACCGTCAAAGCATTGAGCGACTACTTATTGGAAAAAGAGGCGGCATAACAATGGCTGACCTTTCAAAAGTCCTTGGTGGGCCGTGGGCTCCACCATCAGAAAAGCTTGTTGCTGCACCTGAAGCGCAGCTGATAGACGCAATCAGGGCGGCGGGGCTTGAGCCTCCGGCTGAGGTCCTGATGGACGGTAAGATCCACCGTTTTAAGTCTGGAACGAAGGGCGCTGGCGGCCATGGTGACAAGCCCGGCTGGTATCTGATCTTTGGCGACGGCATCCCCGCTGGCCGCTTTGGTTGCTGGCGCTCGGGTATCGAGGTGACCTTCCGTGCAGACATTGGCCGCAAGCTCACCCAGATCGAGGAGTTCTCCCACCTCAAGCGCT